TGGACCGAGAACGGTCGGCGTTTCGTGCGGCCCGATGCCGACATGCTGCATGTCCGTGGATTTGGCGGCTCGCCGTTGGGCGGCATGTCAACCTTGCACTTTGGGCGGCAGACGTTTGGCCTGGCGCGCGCGGTCGACCGGTCGGCCTCTGCCACATTCAAGAACGGCATGCGCCCCGCCGGAACGCTGACCTTCAACGAGTTCCTGTCAAAGGAGCAGCGGGATACGGCCGAGAAGGTGCTGTCCGAGCGGTTCACGGGGGCAGTCAATACAGGCCGGCCATTGATCCTTGAGGGCGGCGTCAAGTGGGAAGCCCTTACGATCAATCCCGAGGACGCGCAGATGCTGGAGTCGCGCCGGTTTTCCGTCGAGGAGATCTGCCGGTTCTTCGGCATCCCGCCGCACATGGTTGGTCATACCGACAAGAGCACGTCCTGGGGCACCGGGCTCGAACAGCAGACGCTGGCGTTCCAGAAGTTCACCCTGCGTCGCCGTCTCAGGCGGGTTGAACAGGCCCTGATGAAGCAGCTTCTGCGGCCGGAAGAGCGGGCCCAGGGCTACACGATCGAGTTCAACCTCGAAGGGCTTCTGCGCGGCGACAGTGCCGGCCGAGCATCGTTCTATCAGACGATGACCCAGATCGGCGCGATGACGATCAACGAGGTGCGCGGCAAGGAGAATCTGCCGCCGGTGCTTGGCGGCGACGTTCCGCGCATGCAGCTTCAGAACCAGCCGATAACGGAGGCGGACAATGTCCCTCAAGATCAAGGCGGGTAGACCGGTCCTCGAACTCAAAAGCCTCGAAGAGCAGGGCGACTTTGAGGGCTATGCCTCAACGTTCGCCGGTGAGCCTGACGCAGGCGGCGACATCGTCGCGAAAGGCGCCTTCAGCGAAACCCTCGCCCAGCATAGCGCCCGCGGCACCATGCCCAAACTCTTCTGGCAGCATGACAGCAGCTCGCCGATCGGCAAGTGGTTGGAGGCGACCGAAGATGAAAAGGGTCTTCTGGTGCGTGGCCGGCTCAACATGGACGTCCAACGCGGCCGCGAGGCTCATGCGCTTCTCAAGGCTGGTGACATTGACGGGCTTTCGATCGGGTACAGGATCCGCGAGAAGATCGTTGATGACGAGAACGGCATCTGGACGCTCACGAAGCTCGATTTGTTTGAAGTGTCGATCGTCTCGATCGGCATGAATGAGAACGCCACCATCGCCAGCGTCAAGGCGGCGCGAGTGGCCGAGAGATTGACCGATCGTTTGAAGGCCGGGGACCGGCTGACCGAACGGGAGTTCGAAGCATGGCTCAAGGGGGCCTTGGGCTTCTCGAACTCGCAGGCGGAGCGTGCCGCGCGTCTCCACCTGAAGGGGCAGGGGGAACCTGCCGAAGCGGACAGCGGGCTCGCATTCCTGCAAGCTATGTCGGCCTGACGGCCAACCCCAGAAAACCAAAGAGGTTCCCATGTCGGAGACCAAGACGGCGGAGCAGCTCGCCGCTGAGATCAAAGCTGCGCACGAAAAGGCGGTGGCGGACGTCAAAGCCATCGCCGAGGACGCTCTTGGCAAGGCTGCCAAGGGCGAAGAGCTGGCGCAAGGTGTCAAGGAAACGGCCGACGAGGCGCTGGTCAAGATGAATGAGTTGACCGAACAGGTCGCCGGTCTGGAACAGAAGATGGCCCGCAATGGCGATCCGGATCCCGACAGGGCCAAGTCGCTCGGTCAGCGCTTCGTCGAGGACGAAGATGTCAAGTCCTGGCTCGAGGGACAGCCGACCCGGGGTAAGGTCGACGTTCAGGTCAAGGCGACCTTGACGACCCTGACCACCGATGCCGACGGTTCGGTTGGCGATGGCGCTGCGCCCACCCGCCTGCCCGGCGTCGTCGAACTGCCACAGCGCCGCATGACAATCCGCGATCTTCTGACGCCTGGCGAAATGGACGGCAACACGTTGGAGTATGTCCAGGAGACCGGCTTCAACAACAATGCCGCACCGGTTGCTGAAGGTGCGGCCAAGCCGTCGTCGGACATCAAGCTCGATCTGAAGACGACGAGCGCCAAGGTGATTGCCCACTGGATCAAGGCGAGCCGCCAAGCCTTGGACGATGTGTCGATGTTGCGGTCCATGATCGACCAGCGCCTCCTCTATGGCTTGGCCTATGCCGAAGAAAACCAGCTTCTCAACGGCGATGGCACCGGGCAGAACCTGCTGGGCCTGATCCCCAGCGCGACGGCCTATGCGCCCGCGTTCGCGCCGCAGGCCGAGACGGCGATCGACAAGATGCGGCTTTCCATGCTGCAGGCTGTGCTTGCCGAGTACCCGGCGACGGGTCATGTGTTGAACCCCACTGATTGGGCGCGGATCGAGCTGACCAAGGACGGCGAGAACCGCTACATCATCGGCAATCCGCAAGGGACCGCACAGCCTCGCTTGTGGGGCCTCCCGGTCGTCGCAACCCAGGCCATCGCGGTCGACAAGTTTCTGACCGGTGCATTCCAGCTTGGGGCGCAGTTGTTTGACCGGTGGCAAGCCCGCGTTGAAGTCGGTTTTGAGAACGACGACTTCACCAAGAACCTCGTCACCATCCTCGCCGAGGAACGTGTGGCCCTCGCGATCTACCGTCCGGAAGCCTTCATCTACGGCGATCTGGGCTTCGTTGCGTAATCCGAGATCGGCTCAAATCGAGGGGCGGTCTCCGCCGCCCCTTTCTTGAACCGATGGAGGCAAGCATGAAATTCACGGTACTGCGCGCTCATCAGGGCGACAGATGGTACGATGAAGGCGATACGCGCGAGGCTAGAAAGCTGGACGTCGCACACCTGCTCGCTCGGGGTACGCTTGGGCCCCATAACCCGGACGCGCAACAGAAGACCCCAGCCAAGAAAGCGCAGGCCAAGGCGCCGGCAAACAAAGCTCAGGGGAACGCGCCCGCCAACAAGGCGCAGGGCGTTGGGGGCGCCAGCACGGTCGGTGACGCCTAATCATGCTCCGCCCAACGCACAAGACCGCGCCCGACGAAAGCCCCATCAGTCTTGATGAGGCGAAGGCGCACTGCCGTGTCGACTTCACCGACGATGACGCGCTCATCGCAGGCCTGATCGATGCGGCAATTGCGCGGGTGGACGGGCACGCGGGCATTCTCGGGCGCTGCATGATCACGCAAGTCTGGACGCAGGCCTATCCCTGCTGGGGCATGGGCCTGCGTCTGCCATTCCCGGACGTGGCGTCGGTCGTGATCCGCTATCGGGACGCCGACGATGTCGAACAGACGCTGCCGGCCGAACAGTTCGAGCTCGTCGAGGATGCGCGCGGCGGCTGGATCGCCTTTCGTGACGCGTTCGCTGCGCCAACGCTCAACGCCGACCGCGTCGCGCCAATCTCAATTGATCTGACGGCCGGTTATGGATCGGCCGCTGAGAGTGTACCGGCGTCGATCCGCCACGCGCTGCTGATGATGGTGGCCCACTGGTATGAGACCCGCGAAGCGGTGACCGCCGAAGACATGGAGAGCGTTCCGCTCGCCGTGGAAGCATTGTTGGCGCCGCACAGGCGGTTTATGTGATCAGCGCAGGCAGGCTCGACAAGCGGGTTCGTTTTGATTCACCGACCCCAACCGAAGACGGCTTCGGTGGCCGGGAAGACGGATGGACCGCCCAGATGACGGTGTGGGCATGCTATACGCGATTGCGCGGCGGCGAAACCGTCTTGGCATCCCGCCTCGAGGGCCGCCAGCCAACCGTCATCCGCGTGAGGGCATCCTCTGCTGCGCGTGCTATCACGACCGATTGGCGGGCGGTGGACGTGCGCACCGGTGAGACCTTCAACATCCGGTCAATTGTCGAGACCCAAGACCGCGCCTGGCTGGACATCACTGCAGAAAGCGGGGTTGCTACGTGACTGCGGAAAGCGCTCTGCAAAAGTCGGTCTACGATGCGTTGAGGGCGGACGCAGACGTTGCGGCAATTGTCGGCGCGCGTGTCTTTGATGCCGTGCCAGAGGGTTCTGACTATCCAATGATCGTCTTCGGTTCATCGGACATGGTGCCGGTCGATGATGTTGCCCAGTGCGTCGAGGGTGCCGAGGTATCCCTGCAGCTCGATTGCTGGGTGCGCGCCAACGGACGTTTGCGGCCCGCCCGTGATCTTGTCGCTGCGGTCACACAAGCGTTGCACCGGTCAACACTGGCATTGGAAGGCGGGTTGCGCCTCCTGTCATTGACGGCGTCGCATCGCGTGTTTCTTGATCGCGACGGCCGCACCGCGCACGGTGTCGTGACGCTCGAGGCGGAGATTGACGGGCGGTGACCGACGTCGACGGGCTGGCGCAGTTCCAGCGACGCTGGGGCGCGATTCCCGCGAAGGTGCGCGCCACGGTTCAAGACACGCTGGGGGCCATCGCCGAGGGGCTGGTGCAGGAGATGCGCGCCGTTGCACCGGCCGACACCGGAAAGGGCAGGGCAAGTATCAACTGGACCTGGGGCAGCGCCCCGGCTGGTGCGCATGTGCTCGGTCATGTCGCGGCGGGCCCCGATACGCGTCTCCGGATCACGATCTACGCCGCCGGTGGAGATGAGTTCTATATGTGGTTTCAGGAGTTCGGAACGGTAAACATGCCAGCCAATCCGTTCTTCTATCCGGTTTGGCGCGCGCGACGGCGCTCCGCCCGCAGCCGCGTGACGCGGTCCATCAACAGAGCGATCAGACGCGCCTAGCCGCATCCCGCGCGCGCCAGAAGGTCGAGCTTCGAGGCGCGATCATCCATGGCCTTCGCCAGCATTGCCAACGTGTCCTCGGTGGCCTTCTCGACAAGCCCATCCAGGTTGGCGCGGGCGCCAAGCCAGATGTCACCGCCGCCGCCATGGACACACCAGCAAGAAGCGCAATTCTCAAGGGAGCCTCCCATGAAGATCAGGATCGGCAGAGAAGACGCACACCATCGTCTCAGCTCGGGCAAGTCAATGACTTTCCATGCCGGGAAGGAATACGACGCCGTTCCGGTTTCGATTGCCAAGGCCCTCGAAAAGGCTGGCAAGGCAGAATCCATCACTTCAGTTAACTCAAACAAGGGCTAGAACCATGGGAACCGGCAATCAGACAACGCGCCTTGTCGTGCAGGTCGGCAATGGCGCCGACCCGGAAGTCTTCGCACACACATGCGGTGCCAACACGTTCGGCATCACACTGACGAACAATCACGGCCAGACCGTCTCGCTCGATTGCGATAACCCGCTTGATGTCCCGGCGACGATCGTCCGGCATCTGGAAAGCCAGGACACGTCGGTCACAATGACAGGCGTCGTGACCACACAAGCGTGGCCGACGTGGCGGAGTTGGGCGGACGATGGCAGTGCGAAGAACATCAAGATCTTCCTTGACGAAAGCGCAGCCAACAATGGCGGGTTCTGGACCCTTCCGGCCCTTCTGGGTGGCCTCGAGCTGCAAAAGGAGAACTCCGGCAAGGTGACGTTCACGGCCACGATCTCTGGCGCCGGTCAGCGCGCGTGGACTGACGCCACCTGATGGATCAGGTCATTGCGGAATGGGCGGGCAAGGAGCGCGTCTTCCAGCTGGGGTTCGGGGGCGTCCTTGATCTGGAAGAGGCGTGCGGCAAGGAGGCCATCGGCGCGATTTTCCTGCGTCTTTCGACGGGCAAATTCCGCGTCCACGATGTCTATCACACCATTCGCCTGGCACTGATCGGCGGTGGCGAGAACCTGCTCGAAGTCAAGCGCTTGCTGAACACCCATTTCGACCGGATTCCCTTGATGGAAAACGCGGCGCTGGCGGGGGACATCCTGATCGCGCTCATGACCGGGGTCGAGGCGTCGGAAGATTCCGCAAGCGGCGATCGCAATCAGGAGCCGGCACCCTGGAAGTTCTCAGAGGTCTCGCAGATCTGCCGCACCTTCCATTTGTCGCCTGCCGATCTGCGCGCCATGCGCTACGCGGATCTGATCAACATGGTCCGCGGCTTCAACGCCGCATCCGGCGAACGCAAGGCCGAACCGCCCACCGAGGAAGAGTTCATCGCCATCCTCGAAAAGTACGAGCCGGAGGCGCTGAGTCGTGACAGCGACCATTGATACAGCTCTGACACTTCGGCTCGAAGCGACGCTTAGCAAGTTTGAAAAGCAGATGGCACGCGCGCGCAAGGTCGGTACGGACACGGTCACCGGGCTGCAAAACCGGTTCAAGCGGTCCAATGACGGCATGGCGCGATCCGCCGAACAGTCTGCGAATGCCATCGCCCGGGAAATGGACCGGCTGCGCGCCAAGTATGATCCGGTCTTCGCGGCATCCAAGCGCTATGAGTCCGCGCTCGATGAACTGAACCGGGCGCACAAGGCTGGCGCTATCGATGCGCGCACATACGATGCGGCGCTCGACCGCCTCAATGTGCAGTATGCTCGAATGGCGGTCAGGACCGGTCGCGCGGTCAAGGCGAACAAAAGACTGGCGACAGTCTCGCGCGGGACGGGTGGCGGCATCCAGAACGTCGCATTCCAGATCGGTGATTTTGCGACGCAAGTCGGTGCCGGCACATCGGCGTCGATCGCTCTCGGACAGCAACTGCCGCAGCTTCTCGGCGGCTTCGGCGCACTCGGCGCAGTGATGGGTGCCGCAGTGGCAATCGCGGTGCCTCTTGGCGCTGCACTGATGAACACGGCGGAAGATGCCGCGTCGCTGGAAGAGCGGCTTGACGATCTGCGTGGCGCTCTGCGTGACTACACCCAAGCGGTGCGGGAAGCAGATGCACCCGTCGAGGAGCTGATCGAGAAGTATGGCCGTGCGACTGCGGCGGCGGGGGCGTTCCTCGACAAGCTGCGCGAATCGGCGGCCTTTGAGGCGGAACAACTCCTGCAGTCGCAACTGACTGGGATCGCCGACCAATTTGGCGGGTTCGACCGGGCGAACGATGATCCGCTCGGTATTGGCTCGGCGTTTGAGGCCACCATGCAACGCATCGGCGACCAGTTGGATGCCAGCGCAGAGCAGGTTCTGGAGTTTGTCGACGATCTGGAAGCGCTGAGGCATGCGGAAGGACCGGAGCAGGCGGTTGAAGCCACGCGTGAACTGCTGGCCGCTCTCGAAGAAGCATTCGGGGCTTTTGAACAAATGCCTCCTGAAGCACGGCGCCTTTACACTGAAACCACCGCGGCCGGTGAAGCAGCGGCACAGTTGCAGGGCGCCGCTGACCAGGCGGCCAAAGCCATTGCAGGAGCATCGAGCGAAGCCGAACAGCTCGTCATCAACCTTGGTGCAGCCGTGGCGCAAATGCGCGCACTGTCGAACGCTCGTATCGCCGATTCCCGACGTCGGCAGGAGGCCGCGCGCATTGATCTGGAAACGGTTGGCCAGCCGGTCGAACGGGCCGGGCGCCGCGCCGTTGCGGATTTCCGCCACGATCTTGACGATGGAGGGTACCGCCTGATTGCCGGTGGGCGGGCATCGCAACTGGCCGGACAGGAAACGCTGGTTCGTCAGGCGGCCGAGGAGGCGGCGCGGCTGTCGGAGGCGGCGCGGGCGGCCGATTCCGAATACAGCAAGCTTCAACGGTCGCTGGGCAATTCGTCAGCGCGCAAAATCCGTGAGTTCGATCCGTTCTCACTCGGCGAAAACACCATCTTGGCGATGGAGCGCAGTCTGGAATTGCTTGGAAAGACCAGCCGCGAGATGACGGAGCTTCGCGCTCGTTACGCCATGCTCGATGAGGCCAAGCGGCGCGACATTGATCTCAACCAGCGATCCGCCGAAACCGGCCTGACGGTTGCCGAAACCATCGACCAAAACGCGCGGAAGGTTGCCGATCTGACGGAAGCCTATGAGCACGCCGCGGATCGGGCCGCGTTTTTCGACGACATCCAAGGCGATCTCAAGGAAGGCATTGTCGAGGCAATCGTCGAGGGCGAGAACTTCGCCGGTGTGCTGGAAGACATCGCCAAGTCTTTTGCCAAGGCGGCCTTGGAAGCGGCGCTGTTCAATTCGGGACCGCTGGGCAGCGGCGGCGCGGGGCAGGGGTTGTTGGGCGGCCTGTTCGGTGGCCTGGGCGCTCTGTTTGGCGGGTTCTTCGCTGATGGCGGCTATCTTGGCGCCGGGAAGTGGGGCATTGCCGGCGAGCGAGGGCCGGAGGCAATCGTTGGCCCCGCGCAGGTCGTCCCCTTGACCGGTCGCTCCGCCGCAACGGGCGCAAGTGGCATGCACATCACCGTCGGCATCGCATCGGACGGGGCGCTGAACATCATGCCGGAAGTGGTGTCCGTTTCCCAGCAGGAGGCGCAGGGCGCAGCCGCGGCCGTCGCAAGTGCCGTGCCGGCCATGGTTGACGGGCGCCTCAACCAGCGCGAGACGCGGCGGATCCGGCCGCAGACCGGTCTCGTGTGATGGCGCGGCTCTTGGCAATGCCTTGCTTGCCGGCACCGCTGGCGGTGACCGAACTGGCGGGTCCGAACGCGCGCAATTCGGGCGCCAACACGTTCGGCGACGGGTCAGAACAGACGTTCGATCATCTCGGGGATGTCTGGGCTCTGTCGTTCGAGCGCAGCGCTCTGTTCGGGGCCGATGCGCGGCGTGAGCGCGGCTGGAAGAAAGCGCTTCTGGGCGGGCGGAACGCCATTCGGATCGATTTCTTCGACGCCGACCGGATGACCGCGCCCGAGGCGGGCGGCGTGTCCCGCGCGGTCTGGTCTCCGGGGGCTTGGTCGAGTGGCGCCTGGGGCGAATGGCTGCCGCGCGTGTCCGTTGCGCAGCCCGCCGCTTTCGACACCTCGATCATCACCCTCACGGAAACGGCCTGGGGCCACGATCTCGATTATGGCGACTATGTTGGCTTCGAGCCGTTCCACTTCGGCATGTATGCCATTGTTCATGCGTTGGGCGCCGGCCGCTACCGGATCTGGCCCCGACTGCGCAAGGCGCTGACGACGGCCGATTTCGCCAATCTGACCCCGGTTCTGGCCATGCGGCCATCGTCCGCGCTTCTCCATGCGCGGGGCCTTGCTTTCACAGTTTCGGAGCCGGTTCCCATGGTTGAAGTGTTCGACTATCACGCGCGTGATCACTTTGCGGACTTCGCATGACCGTGTTCACGCAGGCTGATCTGGAAAAGCTGTCGCGGCCGCACGTGCAGCGGGCCTGGTTTGTCGAGGCGATGCTGCCATCCGGCACCCGTCATTATCATTCCGGCATGGGCCGCGTTTCGCTGGGTGGGCAGATCTGGGAGGGAGTCTCCGATCCGGTCGGCGGCGCGATGGTCGTCATTGATGGCATGCAGGAACCGGCATTCGGGCAGGCGGTTGCCATCGACGTGGTGTTTTCGGGCGCCTCGCGCACCTTCCTCAAGTCCATTTGGGACGACCGGCAGGCGATCGAGGGCGCGACGGCCAATGTCAGTTTCGCGGTGATCGACGCCGAGACCGGCGATGTGCTGATCGGGCTGACCCGCATGCTGGACGGCAAGCTGACCGCGCCCGTCCTGCGGTTTCAGGGCGCCGCGATCCGCACCGTCGCCGTCAAGATCGTGTCGGTGTTCGAGGGGCTGAACTATCCGGTCACCAATGGGATGTGGTCCCCTGCCGGCCAGCGCGCGCGCTATCCTGGCGACACGGGGCTCGACACGATCAACGCCGACATCGTCGAGGACTTCATCCCGTGACCGATCACGAGCGTGACAAGATCGTTCGCCGCCGGATGCTTCTCAGAGCCATGTGCGCCCAAGTCGCCCGCACGGCGCCGGTCTATGGTGTCGATGACTGTAGCGCCTGGCCGGCGCAGTGGGTGGCCAACGTGACCGGTAAGGCGCTCGACTTGCCCGTCTATCACAGCCGGGCCGAGGCTGAGGCGATGATGGATGACGCCGGCGGCTTGGTGCCGATCTGGGACCGCGTCTTGAGCCCGGCCGGCATCGGTCCCCGTTCCGGCTTTCCGCGATTTGGGGACATTGGCGTGATCGAAACCTTCGGATTCCGGGATGTCGGCGTCATTTTCTGCGAACTGGGGTCAGCCGCGTGGCGCGCGCACCGGGGTGGCATCCAGTTTCTGGCGCCGCGACATCACACGATCCGCAAGGTGTGGGCCATCTGACATGCGTGCCATCGTTGTTGCCGGCACGATCATCGCCCTTTCGGCGACCCCGGCTCGGGCGGAGGCGCTGGTCGGCTACGCTATCCAAGGCATTCTGGGCCTCGGCATCGCCACGGGGCCGGCTGCGGCGGCCCTGGGTGCGGCGCTGGTCTATGGCGGTGTGGCGGCGGCATCGCTGGCATCGCAGTATCTGTTGCGGCCGGGCGGTCAGCCACAAATCGACCCGAGCCGGATCAAGCAGACCGTGCGCGGATCGGAGGGGCCGGGGCGGCATGCGTTTGGCCTTGTCGAACTTGGCGGCACGATCAACTTCGGAAACACGAGCGGCTACCTGATCTATCGGCATGTTCTGCATTGCTTTGGCCCAATGGTGTCGATCGATCAGTGGTACTATGACGGCCGGCCCGTTACGGTCGAAGCCAATGGGGAGGTGTCCACACCGCCCTTTGCCCGGCCGGGTGGCTCTTTTCTGACGCTGTGGCACCGGACCGGCGACGGTGACGACGCCCACTGGCCCGAACTGGTGTCCGAGTTTCCCACCCAGTGGGACACGACCGGACGAGCGCGCGGCATCTTCCAGACGCTGATGCGGTTCGAGAATCCGGGCACCGGTGATGAACGGTTTTCGGAACTGCTGCAGGGCGGCATTCGAGAGGTCAGGGTGCGCGCGCGCGTCGGCCTGTTCTTCGACCCGCGAACGAACCTTTCCTCATGGTCACAGAACGGCGTTTTGATATGTCTTCACTATTTCCGGCAGTTGCCGGGGATCACCGACAACATCATCGACTTTGACGATGTCGCGCTGCGGGCGACCGAAGCCGAGGCGCAGGTGCCGACGCTGACCGGTACCGCGCCGCGCTGCCGCCTGTCCGGCGGGTTCGAAGGGGTCATCACGACCGAAGCCGTCGAAGATATGTTGGCATCGGCCGGTCTCGAGGTCCGCCGTGCGCCTTCGGGCCTCTACAGCTTGGCCTGGCTTGAAGATGACCCGGTCAGCGAGCTGACCTTGGCGGAACACCATCGCATCACCGCCGAGTACCGTGCCGGCCCCGAAGGCGCC